AACACGGTCCCCATAAAGGCAAGGTACTTGCTCACTTCACACAAAAATATAATAATAACTCGTAAAAGGCTTGCCTTTTTGGCTATACTATGTTATATTAGTATATGTCAGAATTTAAAAACGGTATAAAAAAAACACTACTATCCCTTATAGAGTATAGTTGGGGTAGAGCTGTAATTTATACCCTTGGTCACATAGTTATTGCTATGACTTGTAATAGGTTAATCACAGGTGCAGGTTGGGCTCTTGCAGGAGCAGACGCAATTATAGAACCTTGTATTAATGGGGTGTGGTATTACTTTTTAGATAAATTTTACTCAAATAGGATATATAAATCATAATGAACTCAAAAGAATTTTACCAAACAATAGAAGGCGTAGTTAGAGAAAAAAAAATAAGTTATATGGATGCCGTAGTGTGGTATTGTAATGAGAATGATATTGACACAGCTACCGTAGGACCTTTAGTATCAAAAAATTTAAAAGATAAAATCTCAATAGAGGCACAGACTTTAAACTGGTTGCCAAAAACAGGTAAACTGCCTATATAATTATGTATGGAGGGTTTGAAGTATATAAAACATATTTAGCAATTAAACTTCATTTTGTATCAAAGAGTTATGACTATCACAAATATGAAGGAAAAATTAATTATAAATTAGATACTTTTACAAAACGAAATGATAGATACTTTTTTCACAAACTTAGCAAAATATATAACGAACAAGAAATCGTGGGTTTCTTTGTTTCAAACTTCCTTAACGACAGTAAAAAGTGGGTGGGCAGTTTATTACAAAATGATGGTAAAGATATATATTTGGATTACAAGAAACGCCAAGAGGCATTTAATTACCATTTTCGAGCTGATTGCTTACATATTCTGGATGATTTTAATGCTAAGCGCTTTTCTTTTAATGATGGTTTCAATGTTTTTGGTGGCCAGCATCCTAGATTTCTTTACCTGTTATTATCCAAAAAAATATCATTTGAAACTGCCATTGTTTTTGAAGAAACTATTGGATATAGTAAAAAATGGTCTAAACAAATTAAAGAACAAATTGTCTGGCCTGATATACTAAACAAATTACAAAAATATAAAGGTTTTATTAAATATAACAACACAGCTATTAGATTAATACTGAAAGAGATATTTGTAAATGGTGGATAGAGTATTTGTAATTGGTAATGGTGAAAGTAGAAAAGGTTTTGATTTAGAAAAATTAAGACCTCACGGCAAGATATATGGTTGTAATGCTGTATATAGAGATTTTGCACCAGATGTATTGGTTGCAGTTGATCAAGGTATATCCCACGAAATATATCAAAGTGGTTATGCTTATGATAATGAATGTTGGTTTAGAAATTGGGTAAAACATAATGAAGAACATTATGATAGATTGCTTTATCAAAAACTATCCGATGAAAAAATTACAGAATTAAAAAAACATTTTACAAATCATATTGAGAATGAAAAAGGTGATAGTACCGAATTTGTTATGCACGGACACTCGTATTCGAGCAGATACGGCACTTATGAAAGTTGTATTGAAAAAAAAGAATCTGATAGTGCAATTAGTAAAAAATTAAATCATTCAGGACTATATGTTAGTTGGATTAAAGAAGATAAAGCAAATTGTGTTGATGATATACAAGCTAAAGATAACGGTTGGTCTACAGGTCCAACAACAGCTTGGATTGCCATTGAGCAATGTAAACCTAAAGAGGTATATATGATAGGGTTTGATTTTGATAGTAACACAGGCAACATAAACAATTTATATAAAGGCACCAATAATTATTATTCAGTAGAAGATATTAAAACTCCAGATGTTAATTGGAGAAATCAATGGGATAAAATTATTAGTGCAAATCCTGATATCGTTTTTACCAAAGTAAATGAAAGTGATGATATGTCATTGAGAACAAATGTTCCTTTATATAATTTTAAGAAATTTAATAATGTGAGGTATACAACATATGAAAAATGTTTTTTTAATAGGTAATGGCGAAAGTCGTAAAGGTTTAGATTTAACTAAACTAAAATCAAAAGGTAGAGTTTATGGTTGTAATGCAATTTATAGAGAATTTACTCCAGATGTATTGATATCAGTAGACCACGGTATTATGCACGAAATATACCATAGCGGATATGCTACTAATAACGAATGTTGGTTTAGAGATTGGACAACTGTACCCGAATATATGTATGAGAGTTTAGTATGGAGTGGTGTAAGTGCAGAAGATAGAAAAGAGATAACTGAATCAGACTTAAAATATATAAATGAAAAAGGTGATAGTACCGAATTTGTTATGCACGGTGCTAACCTATCAGGCCTAGCTACCATTTTAAGAAAAGATAAAACTAAATTCAAAAAAATGGTTGACCAAACAGTTACGAAAATAAGTTGGATAAAAAAAGATAAAGTAAAAAATCTTAATGAGATTATGCCAAACAATAGAGATATAGGTTGGGCTAGTGGTGCATTAACAGGTTACGTTGCTTGTAGTCTGGAGAAACCAGATGTGGCCTATTTAATAGGACAAGATTTAGTTAGTAATACAGTCAATGTAAATAATATATACAAAGGTTCTTTACAGTATAGACTACCTGAGTCAAAACAACCGCCTCCACAGAACTGGATAACGCAGTGGAGTATATTGTTTAAAGACAACCCTAATACTATTTTCTATAAGGTCAATACAGGCCTGGATGGTGACAAAACCAATGAACCAGTGAATGAATGGAGAGAGTTTAAGAACGTTAAATATATCACTCTAAAAGAGCTTGACAACCGACTCAATATATGATATATTGGACACAATATGTTTGATAATATGATTTATAAGATGTTAGATACTATCGTAAGATGGTGTGAATGTTATAGAGAGTACAAAATTTCTAAGACAGTCCCGAAGCCGACCAGAAAAGAATTAAACAAATGGTTAAACAGCCGTGGAAGTCTTATAAATAATAATATGCCGATTAAACAGGCTAATACAAATACAACAATACGAAAAGGAAAAATATGGACTTTAATACGTTAAAAACAAGTCACTCTAACTTTGATAAACTTACCAAAGCTTTAGAGTCGAGCCTCCCCGAGGATTCAAACAAATCAAACAAAGACAAATATACAGACGACAGACTTTGGAAACCTGAACTAGATAAAACTGGTAATGGTTATGCTGTTCTTAGGTTCTTACCGGCAACTGCTGATGAAGAAATGCCTTGGACTAGACTTTGGTCACACGCCTTCCAAGATAAAGGTGGTTGGTATATTGAAAACTCATTAACAACTCTTAATCAAAAAGATCCTGTTAGTGAAGAAAATACAAGACTATGGAATACAGGTGTTGATAGCGACAAAGAAATTGCTCGTAAGAGAAAAAGAAAATTGTCATACTATTCTAACATCTTAATCGTTAGTGATCCTAAACATCCTGAAAATGAAGGCAAAGTGTTCTTATTCAAATTTGGTAAAAAGATTTTTGATAAGATTACTGAAGCAATGCAACCGGCATTTGAAGATGAAAAACCTATTAACCCATTTGATTTTTGGAAAGGTGCAAACTTTAAACTAAAAATTAGAAAAGTTGATGGTTATTGGAACTATGATAAGTCTGAATTTGAGGCGGCAAGTGAAATTGCTGATGGTGATGATAAGATTAAAGAAATCTGGTCAAAACAATATCCTCTAAAACCTTTCTTGGACCCTAGTAATTTTAAATCTTATGATGAACTCAAAGAGAAACTGAATAAGGTGATTACGGGAACTAGAAACACTGAAACCGTTGAGAGTGCTGAACTCCCTCCAGTAAAAACGGCAGAAGCGAAAAGTAATAACTCTACTCCAGCTAGTGATGATGACGATACGTTATCCTACTTTAGTAAATTGGCTGAGGACGAGTAATCTCTCTTTCTAATATTACTTGATGGTGGCCAGTAATGGCCACCATTTAAACTAAAGCTCTATTTAAATTTAAGAATGTAGGATCAATATTATTAGTAACTAATCCCATTGATTGGTTGGTAGTGTTTGTATTGATAATATTATTAGAAGGTGCGATAACATTGTTTGTATTCGCTCCTTTAGTCTGAGCAGTTGCTAAGTCTGTACTCATTTTATTTAACTCCCCTCTTGGAACTTGTCCTCTAGCACGCATTTGTGCTCGTTTTTCTTCGTAATAATCTGTTGTCATTGGCATAACATTATTATTAGGAATAATAGCATTATCTGATTGTTCTGTAAACGGACTAGCCATTCTTCGGTAGCTGTTTTTTTGAATATTTTTATCTTGTTCTTCTTTTTTAGTATCGCCCTTACCTAAACCTTCATCAAGGGATTGATATTTACCTGTGCCATCTTTTTTATCTTGTTCTTCTTTTTTAGTAT